TCACCAATCCTGATTTGCTGGCAGAAGCTTCGTTCTTCGCCACAGACCCCGACATTGACATTGAGTTGAAAACTCGTCCAGATGGTCTTTTGCGGGAGGCTGGCATCGTGCTGGACGTCAAGACATGCCAAGACGCATCACCGCGTGGCTTTGACCGCGCCGTTCGAACGTTTGGTTACGACGTACAGGCGGCGTTTTACATGCATGTTTTGCGCCTTAATAAAGTGCGGGTGGATAACTTTATATTCGTCTGTGTGGAAAAAGACGCGCCACACGTTACGGCTTGCTACGAGCTATCTGAGATGTACCTGCGCCACGCCCACAATCGCATGATGGCAACGCTGGTAGACATTAAGCAGGCTCAAGACAATGACGAATACGGCACTAACTGGCCCGACCTTGGCACGATACATCTGCCAGCTTGGATGGACAGTGAAACCGCGTTTTAACTAATCCCAGTGCAGGGGTGCTGCACAAATCAGAAGGAATTGCATAATGCAACATATGATAACAGACGTGACTGCCCGTTACCCTCGACTTAATTCAACGTACAAATTTGACACTTACGACAATAAGAGCGTAAAATGTGATCCGTTGGATGATGGTGCGGCATACGAAATGTCTTTTGTAATGTCAGATGACAAGGCAAAGGAATTGCACAACCTGTGCATGGAAGCTTACAAGAATGCGTCCGCGCTTGACGTAAAACGCAAATGGCCGGACAAGCCAGCAATGCTTCCATACAAGCGCAACGACGATGGCGAAGTCGTAGGCAAGTGTAAGCTAAAGGGTGCTTACGGCGGAGACAAGACACAGCCACCGAAGCAGGTTGACGCGGCGCGCAATAAACTGGCCGACGACTTCATGCTAACAACTGGCAGCAAGTGCAACGTTGCCGTGGTTGTTGTCCCATACAACACTGGCAGCATTAACGGCGTGTCACTTAGGTTACGCGCAGTTCAGGTGCTTGAGCTTGCAGAGATGCAGGGTCAGGATGATCCGTTTACTGCCGTGTCGGGTGGTTTTACCGCAAGCGCCACAACACTGTCTAAGCCGGAGGTTGACGATCCGTTTGCTATGGCTACATCTGCCCCGGCTGCTTTGTCCAATGCTGCTTTTGAGGACGAAATTCCTTTTTAGACACGACACGGTGTCAAGTCTAAGAACTTATGCCCCGGCGGGTTCAGTTAACACCGGGGCATAAATCTGGAGCCACTAGGCAGTTAGTAAGGAAACATATAATGAAAGTCTTAACACAGAGCAAGTTTCCAAACGCACGTTGGAGCGAATTTGGTCAAACAATTATTAGCAATCTTGAGCTGAAGAAAACAGCGCAGGGCGAGTTTCATGGCCCATGCCCATCTTGCTCAGGCACAGACAGATTTTGGATTAAAGAATTTCAAGGCGAAGTTATGGTCAATTGCCGCAAGTGCAACGATTATAAATCAATCAAGGATAGGCTGCGCGATATGTCACTCTGGCCACAGCCGGGACACACGCCGACAGTGGAGGTGAGACGAGATGTTGAATGGCCTGAGCGTGACGCTATGAGCAGTCACCCGTATCTCGAAAAGAAGCGCCTGAAGCTTCACAACGCTAAGATTGACGGCGACACTCTATCAATCCCAATCATTGACGTGAAGGGCAAGCGCGTTGGCGCGCAGTTTATCGACGCAGATGGCAAGAAGAAATTCTCCTACCAGCTCCCGGTGATCGGTAACTTTAGTGTGATTGGTGGGCCTATTCGTGATTTTGCATATATCGCAGAGGGCTGGGCAACCGCTGCCACAGTGCATGAAGCCACAGGGAAGCCCTGCGTCTTCGCACTGAACGCTGGCAATATCTTGGCAGTTGTAGACAACCTGCAACAAGCTAAGCCCGACACAGAATTTGTTATTGCCGGGGATAATGACGACGCTGGCCGCAAAGAGTGTGAGCGCGCATTCTCTGAGTTGGGCGTTGAGTACATCATGCCTGAGAATGATGGCTGGGACTATTCCGACATGTGGGTCAACCAAGGCCCAGATGCAACACGCAAGGCGCTGACAGTGCAGAGCGTGATGGACCAAATCTTCATGCCGGGTGAGGCAATACCGCAACTCAGCCGCAACTACCTTGTTAAGGGCTGGTTGGGCGACGGGCAGATGTCTGTGATCTATGGCCCGTCCAACGTGGGCAAGTCGTTCTTCGCTTTAGACATGGCTTGGCATATTGCTGCCGGGCAGGAATGGAACGGCCATAAAGTTATTGGCGGCTCAGTTTTGTATCTCGCCACAGAAGGCGGCATGGGGATGCACAACCGGGTTGTGGCTCTCAGCCGACAGTACCCCGAACACAAGGACGTTAAGCTTGCCGTTAGACCTTTGCCGGTAAACTTGCTTGATGGCGACGTGGACATGGTCGTGCTGGAGAAGCTATGCCGTGAGGTGTCTCGCAAGCACGGCCAAGTTAAGTTTATTGTTGTGGACACGCTCAGCCGCTCTATGGCTGGCGGCAATGAAAACTCTCCGGAAGACATGACCAAGTTTATTGGCAACTGCGATAAGCTGCGCGAGATAACAAGTGCCAGCTTGGCAGTTGTGCATCACTCAGGCAAAGATAAAGCAGCGGGAGCGCGCGGCCACTCAAGTTTACGCGCGGCAACCGACACAGAGATTGAGTTGGACCACGATGAAGCCACGGGCATGCGCACGGCAAGGGCAACTAAGCAGCGCGACATGGAGACGGGTACGCTATTCTCGTTCAAGCTAAACGTGATTGAGCTTGGCATAGATGAGGATGGCGATGCTGTAACAACCTGTACCATTCACAAGGCGTCAGACAGTGAGATTGAGGAAGCCAACAAGCCACGCATCAAGGGCAAGAACCAGTTGCTTATTCGCAAGGTGTTTACGCAATTGCGCGGCGAGGGCATAGGCAATCCAAATCCGGGTGGCCCCGGCTGGCCTGAGCCACGCACCTTTTGGGTTATCTCTGAGGAGACAGTGAAGGATCACTTTGTTGGCAAAGTGTCCTCAGTGGCAAATCCGCGCTCTACATATAAGCAGTCTATTGAAGCGTTGATTGGCGCAGGACATTTGGTGCAGAACGAGGGTTTCGTTTGGTTCACTGATAAAGACGGTAAATGTAAGGATGTTTCGTAATGCGTAGCAGGGCGCAGCAATTGGCCGTCGAGCGCGCGGCAAAAATTAGGGCATTTGTAGACAATTTTAAAATTAATGCAGGCTGCAATCGCTGCGGCTACGCTGAGCATCCTGTGGCTTTACATTTTAACCACTTGGACCCTTCAGATAAGGTTATGAGTGTTTCAAAGTTAGCCAGTAAAGGCGTAATGAAAAACGTCGTGGCCGAAATGGAAAAGTGTGAGGTGTTGTGCGCCAACTGCCACGCCATCCACACTTACGCAAACAAACACCACATAGATGCAGCTAAGGGAGAAGAGTAATGGAATGGATTGATTGCCCTGAGTGCAATGGCACTGGATCACAGGAACGCGAGACGTTTGTCACGCAAAGCCTTAACAATGATTATGGCTTTCCAGACACAGAAACAACTGAATGCGATAATTGCGCAGGAACAGGCCAAGTAGAGCCTATGGAGGAAGACGAATGACCAAGACTTCAGACGCCACAATAGATCATCTCATCAAGTGCGCTGAGATGAATATGTGTCAGGGCGAGATTGCAGAATTGCTGCACATTTCCAATTCAACGGTCCACCGCATCGCAAAAAAATTAGGTATAACTTTAGCCAGAAAGGTAAGGCATGGAAAAAATAATGAAGTATATCCAGAGGCTCGAGAGAGTGAACTCGATCATGCTGAGCGAGCCGAACACCTTGAAGAGGCCAAACTTGCAGCAGAGGCTACAGGAGCAGAGCGTGCTGCTAGAGAGGCTGAAATCCGCTTTAAACGCTCTCCCGAAGGCAGACTAAAGGCAAGCCTTCAGGGCGTCACTGACAAGTATAAGCGATACGAGATAACTTACGGCCATTGCATTCTTGAGTTTGAGCGGCTGCAATACAAACTAAAAAACCGTGGGCCATTGCCGTCGATGAAGCCACGGCAAAGCACGATGCACAAGGGCGCGCTTGAAATAGCTAGCAGGCGTAAGGCGTATGGCATAGCGCAAGGTGAGAAACTTATCGGCATGCTGAGCGATGACCAGCGCGTTACCGTCGCAGACGCCGCTGAGTTGCTTGGGGATAGTATCCCACGCACAGCCAGCTATATGAAGAAATTGGTTTTAGCTGAAAAAATACACCGGGTGCGCGATTATGTGGAAATCAAGGACCAGACTAAGCCGCAATGGCGCTGGGTGTTCTGCAAGCAGCCTATCGAGGCATTCCATTCACCATTTGAGGATGAACGATGACTTACTGGGCAGCACTAATCCTGACCTACACCGTAAACATTGGCGTGACCTCCTATGAGGCCACGTCAACTGTTTACTTCAAGGACATGCAGACATGCTCAGTGGCTATTGATGCGATCTACCCCGTCATCTTAGCGCAGTCTAGAGATAGCATGGCGCAATGTGAGCGAACTGACATGCCGTCAAGCAGCATCCGGCCAGTGGCGAGGCCGAATAGTTAAAAGATACTGGGAGATTACTTAGATGTATTTTAGAGAGGCAAGTAATACTGCGATATTACTTAGCAAAGCCAAATCAATCGAACGAAGATAAAACTTCTTGCATACTACCCGGCTCAAATAATTCAGCATCCAAGTGCGTTGAGCTTGGCCTGATTATTGGGTCATCTCCACGGCAGAAGAAAATCTTATTAAGGTCCATCGACACGAATGCGTAAACGTCAGACCGCTGCCGGATTTCGCTTTGCTTGGTGAAGAATTGATATTTCTGGTGCCTGATTTTTGATGACGTCTTGACCTGCAAAGTCAGTATGCGTGTATCCATCTGTATATACGCGTCATGGTCCTGCGAAGGCGCAAGTGTGCAGAAGTATCCTGCGAGACTAAGTCGGCTTAGGGCGAGGTATTCCCCGGCCCGTCCGACATTTGCGCTTGCGGCTTGATCCTGCAAGGTTGGCTAGCCTAGCTAAGCCATCCATAGATTTGATTGGTTTGCTCAATCCGATCATCAAGACCGTGATAGCCACCGTTGACGCGTTTAGTGATTTTGCGGATCGTCTCCTCATCAACACCCGTCTCAGCTATTTTAAACAAGCCATTGGTGCGGAAAAACCACAGAGCAGTCTCAAACGCGTATGTGCTGGCAACTAGGTCCGGATCGGTCATAACTTCGGGGATGCCCATGTCGGATGCAAAGCTGAGATAATTTGATTTGCCTGTGAGTTGCAGAAAGCCTCTGCCACAATATAGCGAGCCTTCGCACGATGCCTGATTGCCATTGCCCATGCGGTCAGCGTAGACCTTGTTGGCTAGACCTGACGGATTGCGCGCATATGGCTTGGCACTGTCAACGGTAGGGAAGCGCGATGGCCATACAGCTTGAATGCGTTCCGGCGTTGAGTAGTGCAGCCCCTCACGGGTACGCTTAAAGCCACCGCTTTCATGGTGGGCCTGACCCATAAGATGCGCGCCACGCTCAGGCGACAGGTTAAAATGCTTGGCGATGGCTTTAGCGGTATTTGGCCCAAACGCACCATCAGCGCCAACGCCGATTTTGGCTTGCAGGTTTTTCATTGCCTCGCTCATTTTTTGGCCATCTTTTTTGCGGTAGCCGACAAATCTTTCTTGTGGACTAAGAATTTGCTAGAGGCAGTGTGCCGTGCGCCAGACATAACCTTGCCATTGGCTTTGTGAGTAGCGCCCGTATGCTCTTTGCCGTTCTTGAAATAGTGCTTAACGCCAGCCGCCATTATGATGTCCTCCTATTGGGCTTCTTTGCCGTAAGGGCTGCACGTTTAAACGCGCCCTTGGCCGGTGCGCCCTTTGCACCCGGCTTGCGCATTTTCTCGCCACTGCCAGCGGCAATGCGTTTCTTCTTAGCGTTGATGTTAGAATAAAGTCCCATATTCAGCTCCTCTTTGATTTTGTGCCGGAGCATTTCCAGCGCTTGCGTGACAGGTTTAACGGGCTGTTTGGATCAGCCGCAGCCTTTGGGTGACTTTTCTTTTGGCCAGCGGAGCGCGCGCAATAAGCGTCACCCTTGGATGTGCCGGGCTTGACCCTTGGGCCACCTCCCTTTGCATTTCCAGCTTGACCGTAGCTGACTTTCTTGCCGCTGGACGTAACCTTAACGCGCGCTTTGCCTTTGCTTGGAGTAACCATTATTTCTTCCCGAAAAATTTAGTTGCAGATCGAACGCCAAAGCTGGCGCTTACGATTACGCCAAGCGTGTATTGATACCAGCTTGGCATGACATCCAACGCGGCAAAGCCTTCAGCTACGATAACCCGGCCCCATTCACCGAAGAATGCTAGTATCAGAGGCACTGAAAACAACACGGTAAGCCATTCATCTTTCCAGCTATCGCGTGAACCCTCTGCCATGACCTTTTCCCAATCGGCCTCAGAGGTGGCCTGTGACAGCATGATCTGGGCTTGAGCTTCAGCTTTCGCAATCTTGACTTTAGTTTCGGCGGCCTTCTGCTCCATCTTACCATTTACGATGCTCCCGACGATATTTGCAATTGGCCCCAGTAAAGTTTGAAACATTATTTTACCTCCTTACCGTTCATCCAAATGCCGAAGCAGCCTGTGAGCGCGCCCATGCAGACGCTAACAAGCCCTGACTGAGATATGCTTGGATCGGGTAAAGACATAAACCAATGCACCGCCTGATATGTTAGCACAGTTACCGCCAGCATCATAAGCCGGGGCAATACTTTCCATTCATCTAGTTTAGTTGCCATTACCATTTCCCTTGCTTTTTGCCGAGATAATAAACGCCCACGCCAAGGACACCAAATCCTGATACCACCACCAGAATGCCCAAAGCCCACTCCATAATTGTCTGTTGTATTTCCGCCTTGCGATACAGAGTTTTCTGGCGGTCCTTGCGAACTTGGGCTTCAATGTAAAGCAGCTCATCCCACGCAGATTGCCCAAAGCCGAATTGAATATATTGCTTAATCTCAGCACGCATGGCCTCCGCTTGTTTTTTCTTGGCGAAGATGTCCATCGCACTTGGGCCACTACTCCCAAACAATACTGCATACCAAGGCGGGTTTTCTGATTGTTTGTGCGCCCAGTTTATGTCTGAAAGCGCAGTGGCAAATTTTCCCAAATCAGATGAAATGCCGCCAATATCTTTGCCGAGTTGGATGCCCTTTTTGATTGCCGAAACGGCAGAAGTGGCGGCGGCAAATGCTGTGAATGGATCAATCATGCAAACACAATCCTTGCGGGGCAGTTATAATTCGGGGATACCCTGTAAACCTTATCGTACCAACTGCCATTCTTTTTGCCTTGGCAATCATAGTAGCAATATTTGGACAGTTGATTTGACCCATCAATCCAAGTATGACCCCAAGATAGAAAAACCAAAACGCAGAGCATGTTACCTCGCCATCAGCTTGTCAATCTTCTCTTCTAACCGATCAAACTTATTCATTATCTGCAAAAGAACTTGGTTGCTGTCAGACTTGGTAACGTATTCTTTGGCCATTTCTTCGCGGGTTCTATTGAGTAGGATACGGACGCGATCAAGCTCCTCTTTTTGTGTTTTTATCCACCAGCCAAGACCGCTGATAACTCCGGCAAAAAGTAAATTCAAGATTACGTCCATTTCCATTTTAGTAACTTCCTTCCCAAACGCGGAATTTGGAAAACTCGCCAGACATCATCTTGCGCTTTACCACTTCCTTGGCAGCTTCTGTATCAGACCATGATACACCGGCTTCCTTTAACCATGATGCAAGAACCGGGCCTTCCAAAAAGCCGACAAGTCGGTTATCGCCAGACATGCCTATGCCAGCGGCTTTGGCCATTTCCGCGTCCTTCATAGCTTGGCTCACGTCGTGTCGCTGATGGATGACCATGTCGTCACCCTCAAAGCTAATAGTTTCTGAAATTTTGGCCATGTCTTATGCGGCCTTGGCGCGCTTAGTGGGTGCGGGTGCGGGAGCTGGCTTAACGTCACCAAGCACTTTAAGTGCATCTGGACGGACGCGCTGGAGGGTTTCAACCTCTGCGTCGGGCAGCTCTGCTATGTCATCTTTGACCAGCTTTCCAAGAGACGTGTGTATCTTGAAGCCTACAACTAAAACTTTTTTCATGTCATTCTCCGGTTGAGTTAAAGGGGCGACAAAGCCGCCCCTTTACTTAGTATATTACGAAGTTGTGTTGTCGTAAATCGCGCCGTTTGCTTTTTCGTTCTTAGAGCAAAGAGCCAATTCGGTTGTGACTTGACGAGTTGTGTTGTCGCCATTTTTGGCAAGTGCAACATTCTTGGTTCCACGCAATACTGCGCATTCCCACATGTTGTCCTGCAAAATGAAGACGTCTTGGCTGCGGTTTTCGCGAGAAGGCATAAACTGCACTGTACCCCAAGGTGTCACATAAACTGCGAGTGACTTAACAACAGTTTCGTCGCCAGCTTGTACTGCTGAACGCTGGTTGTTGTTACCAGTGAAGCCCAAAGCAACATTCATCTGGAAAGCTGAGAGATAGCAAGTATCTGGCTTGCCGCCCTCTTCCCAGATTGACTGCATAACGTCGTCAAACTTGGCTTGCGAGAATGCAGTTGGTACGCTGTCATCTGTACGAGCGTTGGAGCCGTCGCCAGTTGGGTTTGCGCCTGATGGAGTTCCGCCAGTCCTGAAGTTTACGTTAGTAATCAACCATGATGGTACACCGCCAGTTTTACGGGCAAGAACATTGCTTCCGCCTACGTTGCCTTGGTTAGCAAAAAGAGCCTTTTCGATGTCCAATTTTTGCTCTTTAGCGATGAGCAAAGTTTGGTATGCCAATTCTTTGGCACGGCCTGCATTGTCAACGGCTTCATCCGTATCGGACACGACTACAGCATTTTTGAAAATCTGTGTGCGTGCGCCAAGGCGGACAGTTGGAGTTACGGCATCGGCAGAAGTTGCGTCGCCTTCGATGTGAGCATTTACCTGCGAACCGCGCAATGCTTGTGTTTGCCACTCAACGAGAGTGTTTTTTGCTTTTGTCTTGCTCGACTTGGAGTAAAACGGTGTGGCGCTAGGGTCTACATTGTAGATCATATCGCTTAGGTCTTCCCTGATGCCTACAGAATCGTAGGTATCAAATAGGTTGGTTGGCTGGGCCATTAGAGTGTCCTTTCAAAGACTTACTGTTTAAACATCAGGCTTAATGCGTCTGCATCTGAACCTGTTTTCTGCAAGCGCGTCTGCGCTTTTCTACGAGTTTCAGCATTTCCGTCTTGCCGTTTTTTCGCGCCAGCTTTTACCACAGGCCGGGCTTTCTCACCCTTGGACTGTGCTGATTTGCGCTTTGATACCAGCTCACGATATTTACGGGCGTCATTCAACGCGCGCACATATCTAGCATCGGTTACATTCTGCATCTCTTCAGGCGTAAACCCGTAAGAAACACCAGTATCAACCAATGCGTTTTTAATTGCTTCACCCTTTTGAGGATCGGCAATTTCAGGAATGAACTGTGTCAACACTTGTGCTTGCTCTTGAAGGTAGGCTTGGTGAGCCGCTTGTTGAGCCTGCGCGCGCTGATTTTGCACATTCTGAAGTTGGTACATATTTTGGTCGTATTGTGCCTTACCCTCGTCATACTTGAGCTTTTCTTCCATGTACCCAATTGGGTCACTTTCGAATAACTCCCGTGTTGGCGGGATTGGGGCTTGCAAACCACCATTTTGCGCTTGCTGGTGCAACTGCATGACTTGTTGCTGTTGCTGTTGCAATGCGGCTGCATGTTGCTGAATTTGCTTTCGCGCTTCAGCAACTTCTTGAAACCGCTTATTAATTGCCGCTTGTCCCGCAGCAGATTGCTTTAACTGATCCAGTGTCCATCGCTCTTCCTTGCCGTCAACTTTGACGGAGATAAGGTTGGTGTCTTCAGCCGGTGCTTCTACTAGGTCTTCGTCGTCAATTTCGGCATCATCATAATCATCGTCGCTGGATGCCTCAACGTCATCTTGATCTTCGTCTGCAAGCTCAACTTCTTCAGATTGATCGTCATCAGGCTCAATCATTGAGTTTACGGCTTCATCAAGATTATCTCCGCCAGAATTATCTTCTGCGGGTGCCAGTAGGCTTTCTACTGCTGCGTCTAGAGTAGTCGATTCCATCGGTACTACTTCCTCTGTTTGCGATCTAAAAGTGTCTCTGCTGCAAGGGCAGCGTCAAGCGTCACTTCGATCTGGTTTAGCGCACGCATAATTGCGTGAGCCTCTTCACGGGCAGCTACGTCAGCCGCACCACTGTTTGCGAAAATCTGCATTTGATTATCGCGCACACTCTGCACAAACTGCTGGAAAGCAGTGTCGTGTTTTAAACGACGGGCATCATCTGCCTCTATGCGTATTTCTGTTGTCATTGCGGCATTCCTTGAGCCATGCCACCGATCATCCGCATCTTATCTTGCTCAGCTTGGATGCGAGCAACATCAACCGATGTGCCATATTCGCCGTAGATTTTAGCTGCATCTACCAGCAAATCTTGAGCCATCTGGTCGCGCTTTAGGTCATCGCTGGCCGCTGCCTTCTGGCCATCAAGCTGTAACTTAGCCATGTCAGATTGCATCTTAACTTGAGCCTTTATTTGCTCAGCCTGCAAGAATGCGGCGTTTGGATCGGCCGCTTGACCTTGCTGAGCTTGAGCCTGCTGTTGCTGTTGAAGCATCTGCATTTCAATCTCAGGCGTAATTGGCGCAAAGTAACGGTCAGCGTTGCGAATGCCAGAGATGGCCAACTGATCGGCCAATGTGTTGCGGATATTAGTCATGCTGACCAAGCCGTTCATCGGCCCGTAAGTTTGGTAAACTGTCATTTGCATTTGCAGTGCTTGGCCTAGCGCCATGATCTTTTCTTCTTCACGGCCAGTGCCAAGTCCCACGTTGATGGCAACATCAAAACTTGAATCCCAGACCCGTGGATCAACCGGCACAAACGTGCCGTTCATCCGCATCATCTGCTCTTCGTCAACATTCTTGCTCATCAAGCGCAGCATGATGCCAAACAAATCACGCATTCCGTCTGCAAGGTTGCGAACCATAACCTCAACTTGACCCGCCGCCGACTGCACAGTGGCCTGCACAGCGGCCTTAGTTGTAGACTGCATTGCGCCCGGGTCTAAGCCCATTGAGGCCCGTGACACACCTGTCTTCGTCTCTACGAGGCTATCTAGGTATGTTAGTGCGCCAAGTGTCTGACCGGCAGTAAATGGCACGGTTAATTCTTGGACTGAGCCGGGTGCGCGCATTCTTACGATTGCGCCAATCTCGTTGTTTAGCACGTCGTCAATGTTAACTGCGCCTTCAACAATACCCAAGCGAGGGTTGTTCGTCATGGCTACGTTATCAAGAATTGAGCGCAGCACAGAGGTTGCGGCGTCTTGGTCGTCCATAACAATCTCAGCCAATGAGCGGCCATAGAACGTGTGTGGTTCTGGGTCAATTTCAAACTTGGCAAACGGCAACTCATCGCATGGCTCAAAGTCCAGCATTTCGTATGCCGTGCCACCGCATGTGATTTTGTGAAGAACTGGAATGCCAGTGCCGTCCACGTCAATTCGCATGTAAGCCTCTGTTACGGCAACATTGCGCATTGCTGGGTCTTGCATATCCTCGTCCGACGTATCCATGCTATAGCCGCGCCGCTCTTGGACTTCGGCTTCGGTCATGTCTGAGCCGTCTTCAAAGCTGTCTAAGTCTAAGACAACTTCTGGATCGTAGCCCATAGCGATTAAATCGCCAGCTCGCATGTCAGTTCTGTGCGCAACTATGTATGCATCTTTCAGGCTGCGAGCGTCACTGTTTACGAAGAACTCTTCCGGCGGAACGCTCTCAATGCACAGCTCGCCCTTTTCTTTCTGGCGGCTTAGTTTTGCGCTGTGGACTGGCATTTCCATCTCTATGCCCATCTCGTCCAGCTCAATAGAAAGCTCAACGCTATGCTCAATTACAGTCACGTCGTCATCGTCTATTAGGTAAGTATATTCGTCGTCTGACAGATCAGTGAATGTGTAAATCTCTGCCTCTGGGTAAGTCATCCAGTATGCTTTTACGATGCCTTGTTTTTTGACCAGCGCGTCTTGGAAAGCGTCGTTCATAACCCGATAGCCGTTTAGCCGGGTAAACTCATGGTGCATAAACTCAGTGGCTTGCTCAGCCATTGCTACGTCTTCTGGGCCGTGCGGCACATATTCCACTGGCTTGGCTGTACTAAGGAAAATTCGCATCAGGCTTGGCTTCACCGCACGTACGGTATCACGTACTTTAGTAGCTACAACCTTGCTGCGTCCATCCTCGTAACCTAGATCAACTTCGCCGTCGTAGTAGCGCTGAGCCTTGATCCGGTCTTGGCTTATTTCGCTTTCAACAAAGTCTACCGCGTCAGAGATTGCAGTTTGGACAATGCCTTCGACTTCGCTGCGTGATTTTGGTTTAAGTTCCATTATTGCTGGTCCTCTGCTGTATTTTGGTTAGCAAGCGCTGCAATAACCGCCCTTGCGCTATCAGCGCTGAGAGCAGTTTGATTTTTCTGCATTAATCTATTTTTTAAATAACTTTGGCCGGTTTTGCTTGAAATTGCTCTTTCTAACATTGCCGTAGAAATTCCCAATGCCATAGCAACATAAGCTGGAGAAATGTCTGTAAAGTCTTTAATAATTTGCGCTCCTCCAAAGCCAATTGTGCCATATGTGCTAAAAGATGCAAATATATCTCTTAATGCTTCTTGAGCGTCTCCTGCCTTTGTTGGAATAACTTTTACGCCAGAACGAGCTAAATCGGCCAATTCCCCTCGAGTACCTTGGACCGAAGAACGCGAAGCTTGAGAAAGAAATGAAACGTTTAAGTCTTGCGGGTTTATAAACTCTTTACCTTTTTTTGCAGCTTTAATTGAAGCATTTTCTACGGCAAGGTAATCTCTATATTTTGACCTAGCCGCTGCAATTTGCTGCATTCTTCCTGTATCACCAGAAGAACTAAAAGCTCGATCCGCTATATTATCAAGAACTTTAATCATTTCATTTGCTGTAACTACGGCTTCATTATCGCCCTTAGACGTAATTGCTGACAAACGCTGTCGAAATGATACATATTCCTCTGCGTCTATTGCTAATCCATCTTTTTGCGACTTTCGAAGTCTATCAAAAATATCAGCAAATTCTTTTTTTGGAACCTTGCCAGCTTCTCCAGTAGCTTTAACTTTTTTAAATCTAGCTAAACTTACAAATAAATCATTAATGTCCATGTCGTCAGCGCGAGCAGAAAGCCCGTTAACTGAATTTTTCATTTCTAAAATAATTCTTTCTTGCGCTTCCCTTAATGGAGCGCCAACGGCCACAGCAGTATTTCCACCCAAAATTTTCATAACAGCAGAAGAAAATTGCTCTATTTGATTTTTTTGTGCCGCAGTTTCGCCTTGAGATAGTTCTTTTCTAGAAAGGTATCCCTGTCCAGCTTGCTGACCCGCACTCGTATCAATCCCGTATTTTGAAAGAAGATTTACATCATCGGCAAGTTTGCCTCTAATGTTTCGTATAGGACTAATAGCCGTTCTTGCGGTTGAAATTCCAGTAGGTGACAATACGCCAACGCCAAGACGGGCGGCGTCGCCGTATCCTGTTTCGTCAAATTGTTGACCAGCACTTTCTGCGGCAACACCTCCAGCAAATTGAGTGGCGCCTTTTCTTAATAAAGAACCAGCGCCAAGTGGGGCTGCTGCCGCAAATTCAGCTCCAGTTCCAAGCCGTTGACCAAGTTCGGTTTCGCCCCTGTATTGCAAATCATTACCAAGACCAGAAATATTAGCAGCGCCTCTTAAAGCTTGTCCAGTAAAAGTATCAGTAATTGGAGTTTTCTCAACGTCAGCCCCAAGAAGCCCAAACACTTCTTCCTTTCCTCGCTGAGAAGCGCGAAGAGCCATTTCTGGAAGCTCTGCTATTCCAATAGCGGCGCGACCAAGACCCGCAGGAACAGCTCTTGCTACGTCTTGGGCAATTTCGCCAAAAGTAGTAGGTTCTTCAAAAACGCCCTGTGGACGGCCAAGCCAATCTTTTAGCCATCCTTGCTTTTCAGGAACTTTACCTTGATTAGCAAAATATGCGTTTGCAGTTTCTATGTCTGGAAACTCTATAAAGCGGTTATTTCCCACATCAACATTAATCGGCATTAACACGCTCCACTTTTCCAGTTTGTGGATTAAGTCTATACTGCTCTACATTATTTACGCCTGTAGATTTAGGTTGTTTAAAACCTAAACCTTTTTCAGCTTGAGACATTGCGCTATAAAAATCTTGAACATCTGGTTGGCCTGCGGACCCACCAAAACCAGCGGTAGTTCCGTAAGTTCCAGTATATTCCATAAGTTTAGCTTTATTAGCGGCAGTGGCTTCAAGTTGAGTATAAAGCGCTCTTAGGCGTGCAGCGTTAACTTCTGGTGGAGCGTAAATATCATAACCCCTTGCAATAAGTGCCGCACCTTCTTTTTCTGCAAATTGACCACCAAGAATTTCCCTTAAAGACTGCTGAAGAACGGAGGCAACGTTGTTAAAAGCCTCTTGAGACTCTGTAGCAAATATGTTCCTTCCCAAAGCCCCTAACATTCCTTGATATGGACCCGTTAAATCTTGACCTTCTTTAGGATTTCCTAATTGCTCAATAACAGTTTTAATTGTTGCTGCGTTTCTAGCCGCCGTAGAAATTCCCGACAAAGTTAAATCTGGTAACAAATCTGCATATTTTTTGTCTTTCTCCAACTCAAATGTTGTTAAAGGGCGGTTTAATGTTGGGTGCATCGTTTGGTCTGGAACGTTTCGACCAGCTCTAGCAATAAATTTTTCATATTCTGGGAATGTAGAAACACCCTCCGGAAGTTGATTATTTGCAACAGCATACTGATACTCTTGCACACTGGTCGGCGTTTTAGCTGCTGTCGGAGCTGTTAAGCTTGCAGTCAATCTAGCCAAATCCTTCTGCCGTCCAAACGCAGTATCCGCAGCCTTCTCACCCTGCATAACTCCAAACGCTTCCTTAGCGCCAATAGTGCCATTCATTACAGCGTCAGCTAGGTCGTTCCGACCTTGCTTACGCAGCATATCAACAGTCTTATTCTTAGACATTGTGCCAACACGCTGAACGCCTTGCTGGCGTATTGCTTGGCCACCGCGAAGGTCCGGCAGGATCATAGGGTCAAGAGCCGCAGCAAAGTTTTGCAATGGGCTAAGGCCAGTTTCGTCATTGGTCTTCATTGCTTTATCAAACAAGCCAAGCAACCCGCTGCGAGGCTGGTTTGCTTGGGCATTGCCCATCATGTCTTGCTCTTCTAGCTTCATAACCATCTTACTAAACTCCTATTTACTTCCGCCAACCATGCCTGCGCCAAGTTGTAGATAATTAAACAATCCGGGCTGCATTGAGTTGGTTGTGGTTTGCGGCGTTGGCGTTACACCAAGTGCGGCCAGCGGAGCCTGAAGCGCCGTTTGTGGTGCGCCCGTGTAGCCAGCATATTGCTGCCTTGCAGCGTCAATAAGCGCTTGCTGAATGCTTTGCTGTAGCAAGCCTTGCTGTTGTTGATTGCCTTGAATAGTCTGACCCACGCCGAACGCTTGCTGACCAAGACCACCAAGTTGAGACGCAGCGCCAAGTCGAGCCTGACGGTCAGCCATTGCAGCTTGCAATGATGTGTTGAAGCCCTGCGACCGAAGTTGGGCAGCTTGGTCCATTGCCTGCTGGTTAAAGCCCTTCATTGTTTCTGATTGCGCAATGCCGTGACGTGAGCCGCCAAAGGCTTTGGCTGCACCAGCTTGAGCGTCAAGCTGATTAAGACCCATTTTCGCAGCGCTGCCAACATCACGCATGGATTGCTGCACAACTTGATTTTCATATGGGTTAGCATAAGCGCCAATGTCGATTGGCCGCTGCATTGCTTGCTGGGTTGTGCCTAGAGCTTGCTGCAATGCGCCAGCGGATGCTTGGTTTACATTAAACTGACCCTGTGGAGCCATTGGCGCGTATTGGCCTTGTTGCGGGGGTTGGCCCGCAAGGTTACTCGGCATGGCAGGTTGCCCGCCGCCGCCTTTGCCTGCGCCAAAATTATTCATAGAACTTGGGCGACTGGAGTTGTCAAAAAGATTTGGATTTTGTTGCGGCATGCTAGTGCCACCGCGGCCAACCATGTTGGCACCCATAAGATTGCCTTGTGGGCCGTTAGATTGAGGCATAAGACTAACCGGTCCATTGGGATTAACAAAATCGCCCTTCAATGAAGGGTCAAGCATGTACTGGCCAGCGCCAGTACCCATGTACGACTCTCCCGTAGTAGGGTTCGTGTACTCCCGCATAGCCGATAAACTGGGTACCATTGGATCATAGTTAGGGTTGTTGATCATCCAGTCAGGGACGTTTTTGCCTCTTGCTTGAGGTACACCTGTTCCGCCAGCCATCTTACACGTCCTTCTTTACTAGGCGACCAAGGAAAACGTGGCCGATTGCGCGGCAAGTTGGATGGCCAATGGCCATGATAACTTTGCCAGCATAGTTTGGTTTATAGTCGTCTGGACGCATCTGGTGCGCCATTTCTTTTGCCCAAGCCAATGTGATGGGCCGCATGAATGCGCGCAATGCTCTAGCACCAAGCGTGTCCTTCTTAATAAACTCAGACACCGGCAAAGCCCACAGGCGATAACCATCGCCTAGCATTGGGTCTTCGCGGTTGACCTTTAGGCCAAACTCCGAATCCAGCGCGTAAATGTCGTCAGGCAATAAGCCCATCTTATTCATAGCGGCGCAGATAACTTTGCTGTCGCCGGTGTCACGACCAGCAGAGTCTTTTCCTGTATTACCCACTGGCCTACCAACTGGTAATACGGGAGTTGGAGCTGCAACCGGAGCTGGAGTTTGGCTGCCAGCAAAGAAGTCACCCACCGCGCCAAAGTTTCCTTTGCCGTCTGAGCCGCCTCCGGAAAAAAAGCCGCCAGAGCCGCCAGAACTTGGAGCTGTGTAAATATTGTCGGTGCCACCGGAGTAGCTGCCAGTATCGGGCTGATAAGTCATTTCGCTTGGCGCGTTAACAATCATTTCTTGAACCGTTGGAGTTTTGATTGGATTATTCATTCCGCCAGTTTTGTAAGAGTCGCCAAGGAAAATTGATGTAGGAAGCGAACTAGCGGCATAGTTTGTAATACCCTCGCCAATGTCGTTCATAATCTGGGTGCCAGTTCCAGCCATGTCTGTGTTTGTGATACCAACAGTAAGCCCTTGCCCATCGACATAACTTGGGGCTGCATTGGTTATCATTGAGCTAGCTTGTTGCCCAGTGTTTCCGCTTTCAAAGGTATTCCAAAAGTCTTCATCAGAAATATTAGGGTTATTGATGTAATCAGTTTCAACCTGACTGCTTCCACCAAGGAAACCTCCCGGTGCGCCATATGTTTCTTGGTCGCTGACCCAAGAGCCAGAAGTGCCGTCTGATCCTGTGCTTGCCGTCTGGCCTGATCCAACCACACCGCCACCACCGCCGTCTCCGCCGCCAGCGCGAGCCGCTGCTGCATTAGTCTGATAACCAGTGTAATCAATCGGAGCAAAGTTGCCAGCAGAACCGCCACCGCTGTACGGGTCGATAAAGAAGCTATCAATGTAAGACTTTTGGCCGGGACGACGTTCGCCCAATGTCTGCAACGACTGCTCAAACATTGGCGCAGAGGAATAACCCTGAACGCCGCCAGCGTAAGTTGTTGCTGGCCCCATGCCACCGTAAATGTCTTGCTGCGAAGATGGCGCTGCCATGCCGTAAGCACCGGCTAAGTCAGCCGTGTTTTGAAAGCCAGCTTGCTGCATAGGCGTAAACGCCGCAACGTCTGGGCCATAATACGGTGTGTAGCCAATTTGCGAAATACGCTCGGCTTTATTCAGGTTACGCTGGGCAGCGGCCTCAATGTATTCTGGGATTGTGACTGCTGAAGTCGTTGATCCACCTTTGGACATTAGCCAAACTCCTTAACATATGACGAATGCTGGGCTTCCCAACCGTGCGCCTTCAATGGTTTCTTCCAGCCAAAGCGGCCAGTCATGGTTAGGGCTACGCAACCTTGTGCTTTGGCCCACTCTATTACATCGTCGTGCATATCCAAAATCTGGTCCAATTCACCGCCACCAAGAAACACGTTTAAAATCTTCTTCCGTGGATATACCACAATTTCAGTGACTATGCACCCTTTTGGCGTTGGCCACAACTGCATGGTGCCTTTGTATATACCTTCGGCCACGTCAATAAAGTCGTGAGTGCCGCCTGAGTAACCCAAGGCAGCTTCAATCCAAGTCCTGCAACGCTCTAGTTCGCTATCCATGCAACCTCGTAATTGCTATTGTTGATGACGGCGCGGCAGGCGCAAACGCAGTTGCGGCTGTTGCGTCGAGAAAACCGTTAGTGCTATCCACAGCCCACATTACCTCTAAGTAATCCCCAGCGTTAAGATCAAATATTGATGAGCGCGAAACAACCAGCGTTGCCCCGTTTTGGTGTAACGCATTCTTCATTGTTGACCCGGTAACGTCTGATCCATTAACCCGTGGCCAAAACCAGAAGTTTACTGTTGAAGCAGACGTTGATGAAATCTGTGCTGAGAAGCTAATCATGTATTCGCCAGCTTCATCAAAAACTATGCGAGATGCTGGAGTGCCATTAGCAATGCCGGACGAAATCTCAGCGGTGTACGTTAAAGCGTACGCCGTATTAATAACCGCCGCAGTTTGATCTGCCGTAATGCCGCCAGAATACTGGCCGTCTTCAAGCACAATCTGAACCCAAGCACCATTTTTGCTTACGACCGGATACAGGTTTTCCCTGTCCCACATAATCGTGCCATCGTCTGCCGCACTCTCACCGCCAGTTTGCTGAACCAACGCAGAGCGCGTTTGGGACAAGTACGACATGAGGCGTCGGCCCCAAGTCTGCCAATCTTTATCCTGCGGCTCTGGTGGACGGTTCTGCTGGGTCATCTACGACCGCCGCCAACAGCGTCAAGCCGATTAATGCCTACGCGCCAATCAGCCAAGCGCTCACCCTCAACACGCATTCGAACCTGACGCCCGGTAAATCTGACCGACGTTGGGTTGCTCATAGAATACGGGCCGTATGACCGTTCCGTGCCGTTTGGATAAAAGCGCGTTTTAAAAATAGCATTCACGTCGCCTTGCGATTTTTCATCCGGCAATAATTCAGTCACGCTCATGACTTGGTCGCCCGTGCCAATGCGGAACGGCCCAGTTTCAGCAAACGGCGTTAACGTGCCGTAGTCAAAGCCAATCTCATGCTCATATATCTTATAGTCTGCCGGGTCAGCCATCATGGGCTGGCGGAACGCGCCACGGTCAATGCCAGCCGTGCGAGCCAAGTTGCCAATCATCCAAGTGTTTTCTGTGTAGTTGTATGTGACGTAGCGGTCATTCTCAGTTGACGCTGCACTTGGGTAAAACCAAGTTACCTCGCCAAACATTGAGTTTGACATGCCAAACGCCTTGCTAACCTGACCTTTGTTGATGTCATTAAACACATAGTCAGCCACGTCGCACGGCAGCTCTTGCACAGCGCCACCTTGATATGTGTAAAACGAATTAACGCCCATCCAGAATGCGCCAGCGTCAACGACAACGGCAGCTTGCTTTGCAGCTAATCCGCATGACGTGCCAACACGCTCAATGCCGTAGACATAAGGTGGGCCAATATAATTTGCAACGTGGGCGTCGCGCGTTGTTAAAAGCAAAGTCTGGCCGCGAACGGTCATGCCCTTCATCAGCGCGCCGGACGTGTTTAGCTCAAGATCACCGGCCTCGTTTGTAGCGGCTGGCGTCCATAGATTATTATTTTCTCTGTCTGACCATTGTACCTTGCGAGGATTGCCGCCAGCGCCAAGCGCAAACAGGAAGCGCTCTTCAGTTACAACGCAGCCAAGGTTGTCAACTGGAGCGTTAGACAGAACTGCTGCCACTACGGCGGTGTTGAGTTGCCACTCGTAAATCTTGCCGTCGTCTTCGTTGCAGGCCAGCAGATACTCGCCCCATGATTCCAAATCCCAGCTTGTAGCTGGCTGAATGCGAACTGTGTCAGGCCGGGCAATGCCGTAGCCATAACTGCCGTATGTACCGCCGCCAAAGCCAGTAAACGAAATGGCGTCTTCTCTACCAGCGGTTAGACCGGCAGGAGTAATATCATAGCGCACACCGGGTGCGGTCCAAATATAAAGTTTGTCGTATGTACCTGAAGCAATCCAGCGCACGTCGTCATTGGCTACCCAAGTCAACATGCCGCGAAGAGTTGCGTTGGCCGCTGTTGAGGAGCGTAAACGCCAACCGCCGATTGGGCGCATAACGCCGTCGCCCCAGCGGATTAAGCTCGCATCATGCCAGCGACCCATGCTTTGCAAGTCCGTCCCGTTTTTGTAGACGCCAGCGGGAATGTTCAGATCAATTAAAGCCATTGTCGCCTCTCGCAAATCGGATTGCGGCCAATATAACACATTGTGCCGGATATGCAAAAGGCCAGCACATAGCTGGCCGATTGCGTTATTTTGGCTGGCTTACTCAGCGTCGTCTTCCGCTGGTGTTTCAAGCGAGCTTGCCAGCATTCCGACAAAAGCCTCACGGCCCACGTTAAGCTGATCTAAGTTAAACTGTGCGGAACCCAGCTTACGATCCAAATCGCTTACATGATTAAGCATAGTCTTCTGTGCGTCAGTGAAATCATCTACATTGTATTCGATGTCGTTGACAGTGATGAGGTTCTTTTCATTTTTACCCATGACAGTCTCCTTTAAGTTAAGTTAAGCTAAGCTGCGATTGCAGCATTAGCAGCGGTCATATCTTCTGTAGTCCAGTAGTCTTTAGCTACCATGATTTCCAGATGCTCTACATTGCGAGACACTGTGTCTGCCCAATCTTCATCGGACATATCCTCTGGTTGCCCAGCGTTAATCAAGTCAACTGAGTGACCCATTGCTGTGTAGTGTGCTGCGATTTCTTCTGTGGTTGGTGCGTCAATCATAGTTATGCTCCTTCTAGGGCTGTGACTTTAGTTTCTAATGCCTCAATGCGTTCCATTGCTTCTTGCAGTGCCTTGACTGCTTTCATGTAGAGGATGGAATAACTAACGTGCTTGGTTGTAGTGTCTAAAACATTGTTGTCCGTGTCACGATCAGGGCTTTCAAATACAAGACCACCCATTCCAGCATCTTCAACTTCTTGAGCAATAACACCAAGCATATTAGGGGCATCAAGATTGTCTGATTTTAAGCTATACTTACGAACAGTTAAGTTTTTAATGTCATCCCATTGTGAGGAAGCATCAACAATGTTTTCTTTAAGTTTAACATCCGAAATACCGCCGTAACTGTTGTTAGTATTTTGTATGTTTCCGTTGCCGTAGATATACAACTGGTTGGCAACACCAGTAATACCACACTGAAGAAAATAAGAACTTGTATTGTTACAATTAGAGCCAAGCCACCATCCGTTTGCAACATCTCCGCTTACGTTGTGGGTGTTATTGACTTGGGATAGCCCGTTTGCTGAAGCGCTATTCTCAAGGTAAAGCCTTGTTCCTCCGTGGGGGCTGGTAGCTGCTCCAATAGATACTAATCCACTAGAATCAACCCGAACCCTAGGATTACCATCCCCATCCGACAGCACGATGTTGTTGCTTGAGGTGCGGATGTCCAAGCCGCCTTGGTTGCCTGAGAAACGGCCAAGGATAGTGTTGTCTGAACCTGTACAATAATAACCCGCGTTCATACCAACAAAGGTATTTTTTGTACCTGTGACATTAGAATAACCAGCGCCAGCGCCTAAAAATGTATTTTCCGGTTGAGTTGTTGTATTATACCCAGCCTGATACCCAACAGCGGTGTTGTTGGATGCGGTGGTGTTGTTGGCTAAGGCATTACGCCCTACTGCCACGTTATAGTTGCCTGTTGTATTATCCAGTAATGCTGCGCCGCCAAAGGCAGTATTTTCAGTACCTGTCGTATTAGCATTTAAGGCAGCGTGACCCATTGCCGTTTGAACAGCGCCCGTTGTATTTGAGTACAGCGCCTGAAAACCGAAAGCATTGTTGTTGGATGCGGTGGTGTTAGAGAGTAGTGCTTGCATACCAATAGCGGTGTTGGAACTTCCAGAGGTGTTAAGACCAAGTGGGCCTTGCGTTGATCCATATGCGGCTGGGCCAAGTGCAGTATTTCCAGTACCTGTTGTGTTAGTATATAAAGCGCCAGAGCCAAAACCAGCGTTGTTAGACGCAGTATTGTTGCGTAAAGTATCTGAACCAAACGCAGTAATGTTATTGGCTGTTGTGCTGGACAACCCAGCGTTTATGCCAAAGATATTTATGTTTGTACCTGTGGTATTACCTGCGCCAGCACCATGACCAAATGTGCTGTTTCCTGCACCCGTGGTATTACTGTCTAACGATTGATGGCCAACAGCGGTGTTTGAGTAACCTGTAGTATTTGCATAAAGCGACTGATACCCAACTGCGGTGTTGGCGTTGGCGGTGGTGTTGGAGAATAGTGACTCCATGCCCAATGCTACGTTATAGCTACCTGTAGTATTTGTATACAAAGGGTTAGAACCCATAGCTACATTACTTGTGCCAGAAGTATTACTATACAGAGCAGAACGACCAAACGCTTGATTATAGTTTCCGTTATTAGTGCGAAGGGCTTGGTGTCCAAATGCATCGTTATCTGTGCCAGTAGTGTTTGTGTATAATGCCTGATACCCAAGGGCCGACAAACGAATACCAGTACTATTTGTATACCCAGCCTGATACCCAACTGCAGTGTTGTAGGAGGCGGTGGTGTTGGAGTAAAGGGCAGAATCACCAATCGCAACATTGGTAGTACCTGTGGTATTGGAAGTCATCGCACCACTGCCTAAAGCAGAGTTAGATGCACCAGTTGTATTTGCCCCAAGTGCAGAGTTACCTACGGCTGTATTTTCGTTAGCAGTAGTGTTTGCATCAAGCGCAAGCCTACCAATAGCCGTGTTTTGTGCGCCAGTAGTATTAGCATAAAGCGACTGATACCCAACTGCCGTGTTGTTAGAGGCGGTGGTGTTGGAGAGTAGTGCATTGTAACCAATGCCTACATTATTCGCCCCTGTAGTATTTACAAGCATTGCACCGTAGCCAACAGCAATATTATTACTTGCACTTGTGTTTGCTTCTAGTGACCTTCCACCCAAAGCTACGTTAGTTCCACCAGAGGTGTTTGCTGTCATTGCATCACGACCAATGGCTGTATTGTTGCCGCCTGACGTTAAACTATCCAACGCAGTATTACCCAACGCCACGTTGCCTGTACCAACAGGATAGTTACCGTCCAGCTTGATTGTGCCGCCATCGACTGACAGGTTGCCAGCTACGGTTAAACCGTCTGTTACGGCTGTGCCTGTAACATCCACCCCGGTGGCAGTCGTCGCAATCTTGGCCGCATCTGCATAGGACAACGTAGCAGCGGCAGTCTTACCGCCAATCGCGTTTACAACCGTATCCAAAGTATCCAGATCAGTGTTGATCTTTGTACCCCAAGTATCCTCGGAAGCGCCAATTTCTGGCTTTGTTAAGCCATATGCCGTTGTCGTTGTATCAGCCATAATAATCTCCTATGCGGCGTTAGCCAGAATTATACTTCTCCTGAAAAGCGCTTTATTCCGTCAATGTGGGGAAAGCGCGGTCCAGTTACCCGGTGCGTTAGGAACACTCTGCCATATTTCCGTTGCAGGATCAACAGGCGTCCAAACTTCAGGTGTGTTAGGTATCGGCTCCCACTTCTTAACAGCACTGCAAGTCGTACTCAAAACAGTGCTAATTAAAGCACTACTCGACTGAACCCGGTTGCACGTTGCTACAGATGTTATAACGCAAACAATGTCAGCACTGCTGATATATATCGCTTCCGCATTGGCCGACACGCTACACGCAGCAGATATTTCTGCCGCAGTTGGCCTAACGCGAACCATGTCAGAGCTGGTAGTAGCCGCCGCAGTAATCAAACTGTAAGCATTCCGCTTACGGATGCAAGACGCCGTAACCGTTGCAACGCCAGCAGAAACGGCATCACTTTCACGCACGCGCTGGGCAGATGACGCAGTCGTCGCCGCAGTCGTGCTAGACGCCGAAGCCTCACGCACCCTAGTAGCTTCAGACGATGTTGTGGATACGCCAACAACAATTGACGCAGTTAATCTAACGCGAACCGATGCGGCTGCGGTAGTTGTCGTAATAATAATCGTGCCAGCGCCGTCCGTAACAAAGCCATCCAGCCCGTAGTTATACGAGCCGTATGTAGCTTTACCGTAACCGCTGCGATATTCAGCCATTAGTCTAGCGTGACGTCAAGATCACCAGATGGGAGCCTAAATACATCGCCGGTATCAATCGCCTTGCTCGTCGTTAGCGCTGCATAAGCAATCAAAGTCCCGCTAGTCACAGCGTCAAAAACGCCGACGTAAGTAACCGTGCCGTAACCCGCTGTGGCAACTGGCCATTCAATCGCAGCATTGTTTGAGGCAGTGTTGCCAGAAACAGTAAACGTAACAGCCTGCCTTGCATAACCGCCGCCAGAGACTTCAGTTCCGCCCCCGGGGTCGGATGGTGCGGCTGTGTAAAGTGCAACATACCACGCAGTTGGGCGTGTCGCGGTGCCTGTGGTAAAAACCCAAGTTAAAACTTTGGTTTCAAATGTGTCTGAAAAGCTCATGTTAATACGCCCTTATTTTCATGCGACGGCCTGATCCGCCAAATTTCGATTTTTCGCTCTCTGCATTTATAGCATCAATTGCGCTTTGATACAAAGCTGCCCAGATTTGCAAGCGAGCGTCGTCCTTTAAGTATGGCGCAGAATGTATGAGCGAGCCATACAAGTATGCGTCAGGGTAATGCTCAAGTAACCAGTTACTCGTATTGCTATCACTTAACGCAGCCAATTTGGATATGTAATACAGCTCAACCGTGTAAGTCCCATCTGGTACAGGATAAATTTCAATCTCACCGGCAGTAATCGCATAGTAAGCAGGCTCGCCGCTGGTGTTAAAGTTGGTGTACTTGCGGTCAAGTAATTGAAACTGCGAGATTAACTCAAGTGGGCGTGTCTCGCCGCTGGTAATGTAAAACCTAACAGCTTGCAGGAAGTCAGCAGGGATTGCGCTATACTGCGTATCAAGCTCAGCCGTGCTTCGTTTTTCTTGCCGCCAATGGCGAATGTCGCGAGCCAAGTTAGATTCAGCCAGCGTGACAAAATCGCTAGTTATAGCGGTTAAGTCATCGCGGTTAAGAAAACCTGCGATGGTTGATTTTAGCTCTGCGTAAGTTGTGATTGCCATTAGTAATTTTGTCCACTTGCTTTTAAAGCCTGAAACGCATCCGCCTCCCTATCAGGGAAACCCCATTGGCCATTGCGCCTAAGAAGATCCTCAAATTTCGCCCGAAACCTTTGAAACTCGGCCGCATTAGCTTGGGATATTGGATTTACTTGCCTGCCCATCATAGCATCTGTGCCGACAACCCCAGCAACCTGTGCAGGGTATGCTGGCATGTTGCGCTGAATGGCACGGTCAGACGGTTGGGAAAGTTCCATAAAACCATCTTTTTCTTCTCCGGAAAAAATTGGCTGGTCTACACTTAATAGAGATGATGGCTCAGCGCCTAGCTTAAATTCAGTTGGGTAGTCATAACCATACATTTCTTGGTTCATTTGGCTGTTAGAAATAACTTCGCCTCCGCCCATACCAGCTTCATTTCCAGACCAGTTGCCATATGGACCTACGCCACCAAATGGACCTAACGGGTTTTCTGGGATATTTGGACCTGAGCCACCAAACGGACCTAACGGGTTTTCCTGTATATTTGGTCCTGCACCACCAAACGGATCAAGTGGGTCGGGCCGCATTTGTGGACGCATCTGAGCCGCACGCTGAACGGGTGCGCCATTAGTTTCAAGCAAGCCGACAGCAGTTGGTATCTCCTGCGCGTCCTTACCAAGCAAACCCTCAGACTGGTTCAATCCGCCGCCGTCAAACAAATCAACGTACCACGGCACATATTCGCGCGTTTCTGGATTAAAATAACCCGGCAGCTTATCATTTGCGGTTTTAGACATCATAGCATCACCGCGAGCATCTTTAGAAGCAGCGCCCCGTGTGCCAAGCAAAGACTTTAAACCGCCAAGGCCCAAATCAGATGTGTCATCCGGGTCGTACTTTTTCTTACGGCGACCCATTTGCTTGTCGGTAGCTAAAAAATCAAAAATGCCCATGTGAGCCTCCTACTTTCCGTATTTTTTCTTTAAGCAAGTGCCAGCGCGCTTGCAAGCAGCAGGGGTCGGGCAGCCTTTACATGGCGTCATGTCATCAATCCTCATTTTTCAGCACAGTAACACATTTATTTTATAAAGGCCACGCAGGGTCAATATCACACATCTTCCAAGCCATCCATGACTTTTTTCATCCTATCATTTAACTTCCAATGCCCAGCGCGCCACCTCGCAGCGTACTGAGCATCCTCTAAATCTAACCCACGCCCAATATATGTCTTAATCCAATTATTCATACGAATATTTTTCATCTTCGGCGATAGCTTATGAAATGGAATAGGTTTCATGCAATGCCTTTCAAATTACGCTTGATAGCTTTCTTCCAACTTGACATAGCGCCGGACAAAGCAGTCGCCGCGTCACTCGCCATAGTCAAACATAAAGCATCTGCCAAATCCGGCGACCTCAGCCCACGCTTGCGCATGTCGTCCTTGCTCTCAGCTTTCATCTTGCCGCCGGGCGTAAACGAAAATCTAATCGCAGTTAACTCTGCCAGCAATTGATCGTCATTCGGTAATTTGCACGAACGATCCTCTAACCAACCCTTAGTCTTAAACCAAAGCTCAGCCCGCAAATTCATGTAAGTATTGCCCATAGCAGGAGCTTCGCCAACATTAATCCCACGCACAGGCGCACCCAACTCACGCAGTCTATCCACAACGCCACCGCCAACGCCAATACTGTCAACCAATATTTCGCTGGGCCGCATAGAGGGCGATAAGCCCTCGTATTCGGCCATAACGCGCCCAACAGTCTGCATTAAATCTAAGCCCTGCCAAGACGTAATCTCAGTCACAACATTGCCATACCGCTTACACAGCGCAGTCTTGTCCGAACCAAACCTAGCCACGTCCAAGCCCCAAATAGGCTTCTGGTCAGGCGTAACCTGAATATCGCGGCGAATGGCACTCTCAACCAAGTGGAACGGAATAATCGTATCATCATCCGCCATAGGAAACTCGCCCAACACACGAATGCGGAAAGCATTGCTATCCTCACCGTATCTCGCACGCATCTCATCAACAAACTCGTCAGACACCAGTGGGCTATCAACGCAAGACCAACGCCGTGTCCACCAAGTGTCTTTAAGGCGCGTCTGGCTTTCGTAAAACGTACCGCTAGAACGCGTCGGGTTGGATAACAATATCGTAGTCGCAGCGTGGCCGGACATAGAACCCGCAGCAGCCTCAAACACCTTCTCAGGCACACCAGAAGCCTCATCCACAACCAACAGCACATTCGCAGAGTGTACCCCAGCAAGTGCTTCGGGCGTCTCAGCGCGTGACGTTCTAGCCGAAATAAAAGCCTCAGACGGAGCCGCAGTTAGCTCAACCCGGTCGGATTTAACCGTCAACAAAACCTTTAACTGATCCGGCAGCTCATTAATCCAACGCTTTAACTCAGCAAACAAAGCATCAAACAACTGGCCGGACGTGGGTGCCGTAACCACAACCTTATTTGGAAACCGAAGCATGACGTACCAAAGCATAGCCCAAGACGCCGTCGTTGACTTGCCAGTACCGTGGCCAGACCTCACAGACATCTTACGCTCGCCGTTTGCCAGCGCGTTAAGAAACTCAGCCTGATAGTCATATGGCGTTGCGCCCAGCACTTCCTGCACAAACAAAACAGGATCATCGCGGTAACGCAGCACAAACTCATCAAATGGATTGGCGTCAGTCATCTGTGACATCCTCATAATCTGCGTCAATCGCGCGGGACTCACGCTCACGATCCTCAGTATCAATCGCGGCAAGATCGGAGTTGACCTTGCGTAGCGCGTCTAGGTGCATGTCGCTCACGCTAATCGTCACATTCGTCTGGGGCCGATTGCCGTATCGCTCCTGATTATACGAGCCTGCCATAAACTTGCGCCACTGCACCTTCTCACGCGTGGCCGAAATCTCCGACGTGGTGCTGGCCCCGTCTAGCGCGTCAACCATCTCCAAGCCCTGCTCAACCAACGCATCTGCCGCAGCTTGCCGCGCCTTTGACACGGCAGAAGAATACTCAGGGATGGCGTGGATGGACTTGCTGAGATACTCACGGCTGCACTCATACTCAGCAGCAAGCTTGGTCAGTGTCTTGCCAGAGGCGAGCTGGTCAAACAAGTAATCTGCTCCGCCTCGCTTGGCGATGTCCGCGAGTATGCGCTTGCGTAAAGGTTTGCCTGCCATTTGTGGAACTCCCATTTTATATTTTTTTTACATTGTTTAGGGGGTGTAAGGCAAGGGGGTACGGGGGGTTGGCACCCGGTGACACACGGTGGCGCTCGTGTGTGTTAGAGGTATAATAATAACACTACCCCAGAAAACGTCGACCCGGGGGGCATTTTTACATACCGCCTACCAAATACCGAACACTGTATTGCGTATTCCGTATACAGAATACCGTATACCGAATGCAGAATACCGTACTCAGTGTTCAACATACTAAACATTGTCTACCAAATACAGAATACAGAACACTGTATACCGTATACCGTACTTAGTGTTCGGTCTATCGAACACTGTATTGCGTATACCGTATACAGAATACCAAATACAGAACACTGTATACAGTCTACCGTACTCAGTGTTCGACATACTGTATATCATTGGGCTACATTAATTGAACAAGCGTTCAGTTAATTGCATCATTGTAATTGAACAAGCGTTCAGTTAAGCGGACGCGCTGCGTGTGGCATTGTGGTTCGGTGCGCCGTGGTACGGTAAAACAGGCAATTCAACGCACAGCCTGATTTTAGCGCCGTACATTGCCGGGAGCTGTTTTTCCTATGCCCAACTCATAAAAACCCGTTCCTCGATTTTGTTCTATATTTGCAACACATATGGCTAGAATATAAGTGACGTAACGTAACAATATACATTGCCGCATTCCGCTCCTATTCTAATGACACAGACACAGACACACAAAACAATGGAGCCGATCACATGACATACGAAACAATCAAACAGCACTACCTAGCCGAAAACTTTGAATTTGCCTTAGCTACTGAAAAGCAAGTTGACCGCCTTTCAGATTGGCTTGACGCAAAAGACATTCACAACGCGGCGCATATGCGCTGGGATGATTACCAAGAGGAACTGCGCTGCCTAGCCGCTGAGTTCTAAACCTTGACCTTATAGGGCAGGCCAACGCGGCCTGTCTCAATAAGACCAAGACCACAACACAAACATGGAGAGAAGCAGATGAAACTAGAGTATGAAACATTCGTAACAACTAAATCAGATGTAAAGGCAATGGTAAAAGCTTTAGACGCCAATGCAAAAAAACCAGAACACAAAGTGCAAAAAGACGACATGGGATATTGGTTGCAAGTCTCAAGGGGCAAGCTTGAGGGCAAGGATGTATTTAGGGCAATGGTAGGGTCTAATAAAACCTACTTGGTTCGGCATGTAGTGAATTTATTCACATAAACCTTGACCTTATAGGGCAGGCCCAACGTGGCCTGTCTCAATAAGACCCAAGATTACAACACAACACAAACATGGAGTTAATCAAATGAAAATCTATGCAGCATGCTTAGCATCTTACAACAATGGAACAATGCACGGCAAATGGATTGACGTTGCCGGGGAATGGATGGACGAAATCCGCGATCAAATCCAGAACATGCTTGACGCGTCACCAACGCCCGGCGCGGAAGAATACGCCATTCACGATTATGACGATTTGCCAAACTTTGGCGAAAATCCAGACTTGCAGGCAATTGCAGATTATTCCCGCTTGGTTGAGGAGTATGACCATTTAGGCAAAAATGTAGTGCGCGCCATTGTCGACAACTGCAACGGCAACGTCGATCAAGCCGGGCAAGATTGCGAAAACGCATTTTGCTGCGATAGTTTCCAAGATTATGCGGACGAATTAGCGGACGAAATGTTGCACGGGGTTGAACCTATGGTTGCATGCCATTTTGATTATGAATCGCACGCTCGCTACATTCGCCACGATTACACGGTAATTGAAGCCGGAAAACTCACAGTCATCATAAGGAGCTAAGTAAATGCAAAATCTTTGGACAACCGAAAATCACATTGTCGATTATTACGCGGGTTTTATCGTTATTGAAGAAACTTCAACCGGGCATAACTTTACCGCTCAATTGAAAAGCAACACCGGGCGCAACATAACGCGCGCCCAATTCATAAGCGGCGTAAAATCGCACGGCATTGACCGGGCTTGCGCTACATTCAAAAAACTAGCTGGAAGGGTTCAAACATGACCCGCCGCCAATCAAAACTAATACGCCAACAAGTCCGCGCCATACTATTGCAAATCAGCCTAGGCGCTTGCGCCGGGCTGGCAATCGGCGCTGTCCTATTTTTAAACCTGTGAGGAGATAAACAAAATGCAAAAATTATCAATAGTAATAATCCACCTCAAAGCATGTTCCGCATATGGCTTGCCGATCCGGTTGCGCGCTTTGAATGTTTTAAACATATTATTAAAGTAACAAA